CGTGGCTACTCGAAGAAACTTTAAGCACTGCGACCACAAACAGACTCTAGGCGGCAAGGGTGACGTTCGTCGCCCAGAAGACAAGACCGCGTTTGAAGATGGATGGGATCGCATATTTGGAAAGAAAGCACCAGAAGACAAGGAAGAGAAAAAGAAATGAATGACATTTTTCTTGAGCGGTTTTGCTACCACCCTAAAGGCACCCTTGGCGTTATTAAGTTTGCTGGCGAAACTTTCTATAGCGTTGAGCGCCCGTGGCTAGACAACGAGCCGAACGTCTCCTGTGTCCCTGAAGGCACTTACGATGTGCATTGGCGGGAGTCCCCGAAATTTGGGCATACATGGGAGCTTAAGGACGTTGAGAACCGGACTTACATATTGATGCACGTCGCTAACTTTCCGAAGGATGTTCAGGGATGCATTGGCCTCGGCACCTCGCTAATGGGTGACACCGTAGGGGTGGGGGACTCTCGCAACGCAATGAAGATGTTTAACGCTCTGACCAAGGATATCGAATGGCGGATAGTGATCAAGCATGCAAAACATGCGGCATTGTAAAAAGTACCGATAAGTTTTCTGCCGGAAAGTTTATTTGCACTGTATGCCGTGCGCAGCACAACAATAATCGCATCAACAGCGGATCTTCTGGCTTCCTTAGGCGGCAGCTAACAGTCGTTAAGAACCGTTCGTCAAAAAAGATGTATAAGTTCGACCTGACGATAGAGTATTTGCAGGATATGTGGGCCGACCAGAACAGTATATGCGCAATCTCTGGCCTTCCAATGATCCCACACTTGGGCAGCGAGTATGCCGCGTCCATAGACCGCGTTGATAGCGACAAAGGCTACACGAAAGACAACGTCAGGCTTGTCTGTATGAGGGCAAACCTTATGAAGAACTATTTAGCAGACCATGACCTTATATGGTGGTGCAGAGCAGTGGTGAATAACCTTGGAAATTGAACAGTTAGCGGCAAAACTCAAGGGTAACTTCCCCTTATACGCCAAGAATATCCTTAAAATCGTTACAAAAGAGGGCGCTTCTGTCCCTTTTGTGCTGAATGGGGCGCAGATGTATGTCCATCAGCAGCTAGAAAAGCAGTTAAAAGAGCAGGGAAACATCCGAATGTTGTGCCTAAAAGCGCGACAAACGGGCATTTCGACCTACGCACAGGGCCGAAACTTCTGGAAAGTCACCCAGAATCGCAACGCAAACGCATTTGTACTTAGCCATCTGGCGGAATCAACCAACGCAATCTTTAATATGGTGAAGTACTTCTATGACAACACGCCACATCCAGCTTTCAAACCTCCGCTCCTCTCTCAGTCGGCGTCAACTTTGGTATTTGATGAGATCAACTCGCGGTACAGGGTCGGAACCGCACGTTCCACACAGACAGGTCGAGGACAAACAAACCGATTTGTCCACGGATCTGAAGTCGCCTTCTATCCCCAAGGGGCAGATATAGTCGCGGGTCTTTTACAGACCGTTGGTGGCAGTGGGTCAGAGGTAATTCTTGAAAGCACGGCCAACGGAGCTGGCGGTTGGTTCTACGATCAGGTGATGAAAAGCCTGCGCGGCGAAACCGAATGGATGACCTGCTTCATCCCGTGGTATTGGATGCCCGACTACCGACGAAAGCCGTCCCCCTATTTTGAGGCTACCCCAGAAGAGTACGAGCTGGCTAAACGCTACGGACTGGACGACGCGCAGCTATGCTTTCGCCGAGCCAAGCTTGATGAGCTAGGCGGCACTGATCTCTTTAAGCAAGAGTACCCGTCAACTCCTCTCGAAGCCTTCCTTACCAGTGGCAGGTGCTTTGTTGAGGATATCCACCTCACGACCTGCGAGAACGACACCTATACGCCTGACTTTATTGGCGACATATTGGGAGGCCATATAACGAGGCGAACCTATGGGCCTTATAGAGAGTGGTGTCCCCCGCAAGAAAATGAAAATTACTCTATCGGCGTAGACGTGGCTGAAGGTCTCGCTTACGGAGACTATAGCTGCGCTCAGGTTATAGACTCGCAGGGTCGTCAGGTTGCCTGCTGGCATGGTCACATCGATCCTTGGGATTGGGGCAACGTCGTGCAGCAGATTGGCGAGCGATACAACAATGCTTACGTCATTGTCGAAAGAAACAACCACGGACTTACCACGCTGCGAAGACTCCAAGAGATGTCTTATTCAAATCTTTTTGTGGAGCATTCTGTCGATGGAGCTTATAGCGACAAGATGACAAAGCGTGGCGGTTTTTTGACCACGTCCAAGACCAAACCTCTAATTGTGGATAACCTCGCAGCGCTACTTCGGCAGAGCCAAAGTGGTATCGCGGACATGGACTTATTAGGGGAACTTCGCACCTATATCATTGATGATAAGGGGGCTTTCAATTCACAGTCAGGGTGTTATGATGACCGAGTAATGGCTTTCGCCATTGCCCTGCATGGACTTGCATCAATGCCCCGCCCGAAGCACCGATCTTTCACTAGACGGTTCTCGACGCTTGATCCCATTGCAGGCTATTAATGATCGAATTTGACGAAGAAGTAGAATCTAAAGAATCTGACGGCGTACAAGATCACTCAGTGCAGAGTCTTGGCGCTCACCTGTCTTCCACTTTTCAAGAATATAAAGACGCCCGCAAAGAAACTGAGAACGAATGGCTTCGTGATCTTAGGCAATACAATGGTCAGTATGAAGCAGACGTTCTTGCGCGACTAAATGACGCTGGGGCGCGGTCAAAGGTATTTGTAGGTCTCACCCGAACAAAAGTCATGGCGGCATACAGCCGAATCATCGACCTGCTATTCCAGCATGGCGATCAGTTCTTTAGCATGGCAGCGACTCCAGTACCCGATCTTGACCCGATGGCTGTCATCCAGATGAAGCAGCTCGCAACACAGCAAATTGCTGATGCTGCTCAAATGGATCCCAACATGAATCAAGATTTGATCATGCAGCGCATGGCCGAGCTTGAGGAAGACCTTAAAGAAAAGTACAAAGATATCGCTGACGCTGCTGCTGAATCAATGACCTCTGACATCCTCGATCAGTTGATTGAAGTCAATGCAGAACAGAAGCTTAAAGAAAGTATTTTAGAAGCCTGCATATTCGGGTCGGGTGCTGTAAAAGCAGGCTCAGTCCGTATAGATAAAAAACAATCATACTCTAGAATGACTGATCCAGAGACCGGAGAAGAGGGCTTTTCGATTAATGTTATCGAGCAGCCCATGCCTGAGGTTGAGTCTGTTTCGGTGTTTGACCTTTACCCAGATCCATACTGCACATCACTCGACGATTGCGACGGACTTTTCCGCCGTCACGTCCTGACGCGAAAGCAGTTCAGAGAGCTGGCGGACTTACCGCAGTTTGATAGCGAGATGATCAAGTATCTTCTCAAAACAAACCGAACTGGAAACCATGTCGAGGAAGACCATGAGCGAACTAGACGTCGTATTGCAGGCATTAATGACCACAGCTCTTCTCATCGCTTCGAGCTGCTGGAGTACTGGGGTTTTGTAGATGGTTACAAACTCGAAGAACATGATGTAAAACTTCCCGAAGATGCAGACCTTTCAGCAGACTACTCAGCCTGCGTTTGGATATGTAGCGGCAAAGTTATTAAGATCATGCTTAACCCAATTGCGGGTTATCAAATTCCATACCATATCTTCCCATACGAAAAAGCTCCCCATCAGTTTTGGGGGACGGGTGTGCCTCGTATGATGCGTGACAGTCAGGGAACCCTGAATGCCGCAACACGAATCTGGCTAGACAACCTAGCCATGTCATCGGCACCCATGATGGAGATTAACACTGATCTTCTTGCTGCGGGTGAAGACCCCACGGACATTCATCCTTGGCGTGTATTTCTTCGCGAGGGTGGAGACGGTTCAATGCCGATGGTCAGGTGGTATCAGCCTATTGCAAATGCAAATGGCCTTAATCAAATCGTTGAGATATTCCGACGATTTGCTGACGAGACTACGAGCCTACCTTCTTATACGCACGGTCAGCAGAGCAACAGCATGAACAAGACAGCCAGTGGCATGTCGATGCTGATGGGTGCAGCTAATGTTGCGCTGAAGTCTACCATTAAGAATGTAGATGACTTCTTGCTAGAGCCTTTAATTCGCTCGATGTTTCATTGGAACATGGAGTACGGCACTAACCAAAAATCTAAAGGCGACCTAAAGATTATAGCCCGTGGATCTACCGCTCTTGT